GACCCCCCCCTTATAATATTTAATGGATAAGCCTGAAAAAAGAAAATATGAGCGGTTTCCTCCAGATGATGATGGTGATGTTTGGATGGTTCGCCGCGAAAAGGCGTGCTTTGTATATAGAGAGCTTTACATTCACTTCATGCAACCCGCATTGATGAACAGAAAAATAACCATTGATAGACTCATGGCTAATGACTTTTAAAACGCGACCACAACTGGCAAAAAAGCACGGCTTAACAATGGGGGAGTTAAATTCTAGGATGAAAAATTCATGGGCAGACTTTCCCGCACCCGCTCATAAAATCGGCACAGTTACTTATTATGATGAAACAGAAGCAGATTTTTATATCATCAATAAGCTAGAAATAAGGCAAAGACTGTTAAAACAAAAGTTAGCCGCTAACTCAACGCCTGAAACTTATTTTGGTGGGCAGAAGTTTTTAAAAGTATTTATTCGCTGAGGTGGTTGTAAATGGCTTGGGCTGATATTGAAAAAAGAAAAGCGTATTACGCTAATAATAAAGAAAAGATGAAAGAGTATGACAAAAAATGGCGCGCTGATAATCCAGAAAAGGTTACGGAGCGGCGCAAGCAATACACTATCGACAACAAAGAAAAGATTAGTGAGGTGGCAAAGCAATGGCGCGTTGATAATCCAGAAAAGGCTAGAGAAATATCAAATCAGCATTCTCGTCGATATAATGATGAATTAACATCTTCTAGTGTAGCTAGAAGATTAGGTTTAAACCTAAAAACCGCACCAAAAGAACTAATTGAACTTAAACGACTTCAACTTTTAATAACTAGAGAAATAAGGGCTAAAAAATGTTAACAATTACTGAATTAAGAACTGATCTTTTAAAAGTCTACAAAGAACTAAGAAGCGGTGAACTAGAAGCAAAAGATGCAAAGCAGATCAATAACACCGCCGGAAAAGTTATTGCAAGCGCGAAAGTCCAACTGGAATATGCGGTTTCTAGGGGCGAAAAGCCAGACATAGATTTTTTGCAATAAATTAAAATCACTGGATCTTCTTAAATGGGCTTTACCACTGACTTAAGGCTTGGTGAAGAAATTGAAGAAAAACTGCTGGCGGTTATTCGCAAGAAACACCCGTCGGCGGTCAAGATCCCGAAAAAGTTTTCTGCCTATGATATTTTTATTCCTGAGAACGGAAAAAAGATTGAAGTTAAATATGATAAAAAAAGCAATGAAACGGGTAATATTGTTATTGAAATAGAAATGTTTGGTAAGCCAAGTGGATTAATGGCGACCGAAGCCGATTGGTGGGTATTCTACGACGACAATGATTTTATGGCGATCTCGCCCAAAGATATAACCTATTTTCTGTTTATCAATCGCCTGATCCATACAGAGTTTGTTGGGTCAGGCGACAACCAAAAGAAAAAGGCTTTCTTAGTTCCAAAAGATAAGCTATTTAAATCCTGCATAAGATTTCAAGCCTGATTTACTTACCCACCGGAATAATAACGACCTTTGTATTTGTACTTTTCTTGCTAACATCCATGTTATAGATCTTAACTGCTGGTTTGTTTGGGGTATGAACCTCGACAAAACTGCCGAAGTTATACGCCCTCACTCCGCCCGTGCAATTAGTCATGTTGCCAACCACGACGCACGAATCAGCAAAAATAGAGGTTGAAACTAGAATCAATCCCAATAAAATATAATTTTTCATAAACAATTCAATCCTGTTGCTTGGTCTATTAGTTTTTGAATTTCGGTATTTATTACATTCTTTAAGGTAGAGAATTGTAAATCATTAACTCCAACACCCGCCTTGTAGCCGTCATACATTCCATCAACAACTTTTAATATTTCACGACAGTGCATTGCGGTAAGTTCTGAAATTAGTTTAGCTTTAGTTTCTGCGCTCATTTGTTAGCCCTTTTTTTTTAAATGAATCAAGATCAAGCTGTATAGCGACATTTTGAACGGTCAATGTACAGCTTTATTAATTACCTGATAACGCTTTTATCTCTAAATTTCGCGGCTCGAGCCTTGTTCAGACATTTAGTGCAGACTGTTTTTTTAATCAGTCCGGTAAACTCAGATCCACAAAGCGTGCATTTTTTTGTTTCAGTCTTACGAAACGACGCAAGAGCCGCGCCATGATTAATTGGTTCCATCTTATTCCCCAAATAAAGCCACATCCTTGTGGCGGTGATTATTATTTAATTTTTACAAGAACCCGATTATGTAGGCATTGAATATCCCCGCCCGCCACTATCACCTGTATTTCAATTCTTTTTTGTCCGGCATCAGTTTGGAAAAACCAAGTTCCCTCGAATCCGCCCTGCTTATATTGTTCAACTCCGTCAATGATTTCTTTAACGCCTGAGTCAGCAAGTTTTTTAGCGATTTTCGCGTTTCGCTCAGAAGTCTTTTTTTCATGGTTTTTAGTTAAGACCTCAAATAAGCCATTATTTCCATAACATCTTAAAAGCTCATACCAGCCTTTGCCGCCGCACAAACTAAACATCTTTTGATAATCCCAACCGCCAAAAGGTTTGGTATCTTGGTAAGCTCGAACCGCCTTTCTTCTAGCGGGTATGCTTTCAATAATGCTATTTAACTCTGCATCATCAAACTCTTTTAAGACTGCTTCAATTTTTTCTATAAATGTAATCATTTCGTTAGCCCCTTTCTTTTTCTTGTTAAGTTGGGTGTATTATTTCAGGTATAACGCACAACGTAAAGCGTTATTTATAGGCGAAACAAATTAAAATAAAATAATACTGATTAACTAACGGAAAAACAGACGATGAAAATATTGAAAGGCACCACAAAAGGCACCACGCATAAAAAAGGCTTAGATGAATTAACGTCTAAGCCTTTGATTTATTTGGAGCTAGTGAGGGGATTCGAACTCCTGACCGGCTGATTACAAATCAGCCTATATATAGTTACAAGGCTTTCATCCGTATTCACTCTTGTTTCACTTTAGTACCAAAATCGTTTAAAATCAACGCGCTTAGTGTATCAAAAAGTTTCATTGTATGCTACTTTGCTCAAAACAGCATGATTAAGACCGCAACAAAAGGCACCACAAAAGGCACCACAAATTAAAAGGGCTAACGAAAATGAAGTTTACAGATAACTGGCTAAAAGGTTTAAAACCTTTAGCGGCATCCTATCGAATTAATGAATCTGGAGCAGACAAAGGTTTTGGCGTTAAAGTCATTCCATCCGGAAGCGTGTCATTTTATATTCAATACTCAACTGATAAAAAGAAACGCTTTTTTAATTTAGGTAAATATCCATCAACCACACTTGCCGATGCAAGAGAAAAATGCCGTGCTACTAGAGTTTTAATTGACACCGGAACAGATCCACAAAAACAAGAAATAAACACAACAGGCACTTGTCTTGAGTTGTTTGCTTATTATATAGACGGAATGAAACAGGATGGTAAGCGAACATGGCACGATGTTGAAGTAACGCTTATGACAAACTGCCAAGATCTTCTTGCTATAAATGCTTGCGATGTTACGCCCTCACATATAAAAAAAATATTGCACGCGGTTATTCAGCGCGGTTCATTAGTTCAATCAAATCGGCTGAGATCTTATTTGCGACGCGCTTTTGAAGTCGGTATTTTTCATGATAACTCACCTTTTCAAATGGAGTCATTGACCCTCTACAACATCACGACCAACCCAGTTGTTGCCGTTCCAAATAATACTGCCGCCGAAAGCGTAGGTGAGCGTGTACTCTCATTCGATGAATTAGCAATGCTCTGGAACTATACTGGCAATAACTTAACCTATTCCGTTGCTATAGCATTAAAGCTCATTATTGCTTTTGGGGGTATGAGAACGGGCGAAGTAACGCGCGCATTGATTGACGAGTTTGATTTTGAAGCGATGGTTTGGTCAATGCCTCCTGATCGAACCAAAACGGGCAAGGTCACTGGTCGCTGGCATCTTTTACCGATCACCGAATTATGCAGTTATCTAATAAAAAGCCAGATGGCTTTGTATAACGACACGCCCTGCTTGTTCCCTAATAAGTGGGGTCATGAGCGACCCCAATCAGATACGGCGCTTAGTCATGTCGTTAAAAAGTTCTGCCTGTTAGAAAACTTTGAACCATTCACAGCAAAAGATCTACGCCGAACCGTTAAAACAAGAATGGGCGAGCTAGGTATAAAAAAATCAATTCGGGATAGGATACAAAATCATGCGCTAACGGATGTAAGCTCAAAGCATTATGATCGCTGGGATTATATGCCGGAAAAAAAGGAAGTGCTCGATCTCTGGGCTAAAACCTTAATGAATCTTAAATAGTGTCGGCAATATCATCAGCGCCCTCTATATTTTCAACTGAATCAAAATCAGCTGGTACTGCAATCTCCGCCTCAACTGTACAAGTGTAACCTCCAGATCCGAGGTTATGCACAACGCTTGTAATAATCCAGTCGCCATTCACGCCATCACGAAAGTCGGCTGTAGTCATCATAACTTCCGCCGCCAGCTCAGGATGTCCGGGCATTGTAAGGGTGAGTTTAGCTTTTTGACGCGCCCTGCGTGACAGTTCCGCCTTTGCCGCCGCTATTGCAGTTGCCTGATCGGTAAATTGAGTTTTAATAGATGTTTCAGGATCTCCATTGCCAACGGTGACAGCATGATTGGTGGTATATGCCGCTGGCGCATAAAAGACGGGCTTAATTTCTGTCTTTTTATCGCTTGATTTAACGCTTGATTTTTTGTGCTTAACTTTAATGTGATGGCGTTTAGCGGTATCGATATTATGCCAATAGACCCGAACGGTTCCAGACTCCTCACGCTTTGCTAATACTACATGATAGCTAGTAACATCCGACGGCACGACTCGTAATTTAAAGTCCTTGCCGCTCATGGTTTTGCCCTCGGCTTTTTTTGCAACGATCAATTTCCCCGCCGCAACTTTTACCGCTCCATCAAATCGCCGACAAATCCTAAGCAAAAAATGCAGATCCGATTCATCAACCTGATAAACGCCGTGCACGATTAAATTTTGTATTGATTTTGAAACGACGGCTTCAAGTCCATGCTCTTTAGCGATGGTTTTAACCATAGTGGTTAGTGTGCTTTCATTCCAGCGACGATTTTTTTGTGTTTGTAATTGTGACTCACCACCTTTGCTGGCGTCAAACGTCGCAGATCTAGCGCGAACTATAATAGTTTCGGGATAACCCTCTAGCTCCACTTCATCAACTACAAACTTGCCCATGTACTGGGTCACGTTGTCATAGCCCAAATGCAACATGAGTTCAGCGCCAGTTTGAGGCATTGCAATTCTTTCGTCGGGTTTTCCGTCGCTGATATGGATTTCTAGCTTATCAGACGCTAACCCCGCCGCATCGGTATAGCTAAGGCTGATAAGCCTTTCTTCAAGTTTTTTTGATATGTCATTTCCATTTGCTTCAATGATCCATTGAGGCTGGCGACCAACCTTGCTTAATCCCATAATTTAATGCCAGCGGCTTTAGATTGGCTGGTAAAATCAGGCAAATTAATAACGACGCCATAAGGGTAAGTAGCTCCAAGATCCGCAAGATTTGGGTTAGCTAAAAAAACTTGCTCAACAACGCCATTTTCAACACTGCCGTAATATTTCCAAGCAATATAGTCGAGCGTGTCGCCCTCTCTAGTCGTGTAAGTAGTAGCCATTAAAACATTCCTTTTACGGCGGCAATCAGCTGGTCGTAACCGTCACCGACTGAGAAATTGCGTAGAGTTAAGTTGAACTCGATCTTTTTAGCGACGCCAAAAGCGGCAAATACAGTATGAGTTTCTTCGATGGTTTCAATCACATACTCGCCTAAAATTCCGCCAGCAACCGTAATCATCATTTGTGGCACACCTGACGCGGCAAGCACTCTTAACTTATCAATCTGCCCCGTTCCGCCTTTATACTCTGGATAAATAACACCAGCCAGTGTGATAGTTTCCGGTCCACTCCCGCAATACTGCAAAACCTCATGCGCGCCGAAAACCTCCTGCGCTGACCATCGGTAAGTATTGTTTCTTTTAAAATCCTGATAAGCCGCCGTGTTGAGCGAGAATAAAAAATCGCCCAACATTAGTTGCGGTATGTAGCCAGTTAATGAATCAAGGAACGATGCAACGCCATTAATCGCCGAAGTAGGAACGCTTTGCGCTTTACTCGCTATGCCGTCAAATAGATCACCCATGCCAGCCATTAGTAAGCCCCTGCCATCGCGGAGTCGTACATGTTACTGCGCTTATCAGCCTTGTCGTTATGCTTCATCTTTTTGACGATCCGGTTAGCTAAATCTTCAGAATTTTCCCCAGCGTTTTGAGTGATCTTAATATCGTTGTTTACGACGCTTGATTGATTCCCTGAACGACTAGGCACTGTGGGTGGCGCGGGCGGAGTAGGCGCAGATTGAGCGGCAGTAGCAGATCCACCAAAAGAAAAAGCAGATTTTATGGATGGATCAGGCGCAGATTGAGTGGCAGTAGCAGGCGCAGACTGAGCGGCAGGCGCAGATCCACCGAATGAAAAAGCAGACTTGACCGACGCCCACGCATTACCGATGGTTTGTACTTTCGACATTATCCAAGTTTCAGCTTTGGTAATCGTCGCAAGCATATCGCTCCACAACGATTGCCACCATGCTTTAATAGGTTCCCAGTTTTGATAGATCAAAGCCGCCGCCGCCGCAAGCACTCCAATCACCAATCCAATAGGGTTGGTCATCATTGCAATTTTCATCGCGTTGAAAGCAAAAGTAACTGCACCGATTCCAAAACTGACTGCCTGAGATCCAGCGTATAATCCACCCAACGTAGCGGCAACAGCAATCACATTGCCGACTAAAGTTTGATGCTCTCGAACAAAATCAGCGATGCTTGACGTTGCACTAGCGAAAGATCCCATAACCCTATTAACGGCGGGTAAAAGTACCGAGCCAATATTAACGCCGACCTCAACCAATCTATTTTTAGTGATCTCAAACTGTGCCGAAGTCGTCGCAAGAGTCGCCGCAAATTCCCGACCCATTGACCCCTCAGCTTTTTGACTGTTCGCCATTTCGATTTGCTTTCGATACTCGCCCAAATTGCCAGCCAGCTTTGCAATCGTGTCAGAATGTTCAAGCCCGACCATCTCAACCAGCACGCCAGTGCGTTTTG